GAGTATCATAATGCTGAAGCTATAACTTGACGATTTTAGCTTTTATTTCCGGTATAAATAGGCTTTAAACTCAACAGGTGCGGTGTTAATGGATTTATCGGGATTAATTGAAGCTACAACCAATACAATACAGAGTAAGCTGTCCTACATGTTTTCTAGCGTTTTAGCGGGAACATCAATTCTTACTTTTACCAATCAAATTCTCTCGGTAATAGGTTTAATAATATCAATAGTTTTAGCCCTGGTTACTGCACGAAGTAACTATGTGCGCAATAGGCTTGCAATGAAGTTAATAACCGAACAGTTAAAGAGTGAGTTACGAAATGAGTAAACGTGATAATGTCTCTCAAACCCAAAGAACCAGGGACAAGATTAAAAGTAGTTACCTTGTTAAAGCCCTTATGGATCATGCACTTAACAATTCTGAAATGAGTTCTACGCAGATCGCCGCCGCAAAAATATTGCTAAGTAAAACACTGCCGGACGTCCGCCAGCAGGAAATTCAACAGAATGTAGATGCAAGTATAAATATCACGTGGGGCAATGAATGATTGAACACGATGAAATGTTGATCGCCTTGCAAGATTCTCAAGAAGCTGAAACAGACATGAGAAGTCAAGCAAGAAGCGCTCAACTGTTTGTGAACAAAAGGGACGGGCAGTGGGAACCGGAGTTCTGGGAGTCTAACGACAATAAACCTCGTTACACTTTCGATTTGACGAGCCCAATTGTTGACCAGGTATCGGGCGCGTTGGACATGGCAAACTTTTCTATTAAAGTTTCACCGGCTGGTGGTCAAGCATCAGAAGATACGGCTAAGATATTAAGCGGGCTAATACGTAACATTGAGAACCTAAGTTATGCCACGGATATATATAGCGCGGCAGGTCGAAACATGGTCACAGCCGGCATAGATGGATGGCGTGTAGTTCATAAGTATGTAGATAGCGATAGCTTTAATCAAGATCTAGTGATAGAGCCGATCCATAATTACGTTGATAGAGTCTGGTTTGATGTGTCATCGGAAAAGCGGGACAGATCAGATGCCCGATTTGCTTTCGTACTAAGCGGGTTAAGCCCCAAAGATTATAAAAAGCAATACCCTGAAGGTTCAGGTCAGTCAGTATCAGAAGACAGGTTAGCAACAGCGTATTTTAATAAGCCTGACCTTATTATGGTAGGCGAATATTACTACATCGAACAAGAAAAAAGCGATCTAGTAATGATGTCATCTGGTCAAGTGTTAGAAGACAATGAAGACTTCAACACCATTAAAGACGAGCTTGAAGCAATGGGCGTGACAGAAGTTAAACGCCGAACAAGAATGAAAGATACGGTCTATGTAAGAAAGTTTGATGCACAGGACTGGTTAGGCAGTAAACAAAAAACCGTATTCTCAATGATACCCGTGATACCTACTTACGGTAACTTTAGAAATGTAGAAGATAAAACTTTGTACTTTGGTGTAGTAGAAAAACTCTATGATCCACAAAGAGTATTGAACTATTCGCTATCAAGAGAAATAGAAGAAGGGGCATTAGCACCACGCGCTAAATACTGGATGACGCCTAAGCAAGCAAGTGGACATGAAGACGAACTATCTACCATGAACACTAATACCGATCCTGTTCAATTCTTTAACGTAGATGAAGCAAACCCAGGTATACCACAGCAAAATGGTGGGGCGCAAATTAACCCAGGATTGAGCCGCGTGTCAGAAGGTATGCGTACTATGATCGGTCAATCTGCTGGCCTATTCGCTAGTAATATGGGCGATAACCCAGGCTTGCAATCTGGTGTAGCTATTAAGCAGTTACAGAATAAAGGCGATATTGGCACAATTAAATACTTCAAAGCTCAAGAAATAGCCATAGCAAGAACAGCAAAGATATTAGTGGATGCTATCCCGAGCGTTTATGACACACAAAGAGAAGTGTATTTATTAAACGAAGATGGTAGCCAAGAGAGTGAAACATTAAACCAGACAATTATAGACCAGCAAACAGGGCAACCCATAACGCTAAATGATTTAAGCATTGGCTCTTATGATGTGGTGTGTTCGAGTGGTGCTAGCTTCCAAAATAGGCAACAAGAAAGTAATGCGGCATTGCTAGAAATGGCACAGATAGACCCGTCATTAATACAGATGTCTGGTGATGTAATGCTTAAAAACGTAGATGCACCTGGTATGGATACATTATCAGCGCGTAAACGTCAGCAGTTGTTAGCAGGTGGGCTCATACCAGCAGACCAGCAGACAGAAGAAGAACAACAAATGGTGGCTCAACAAGCACAATCAGCAAAACAACAACCTGATGCCGTGATGGTAGCGGCTCAAGCTGAAATGCAAAAAGCGCAAGCAGCTAATAATAAGAACTCAATAGAAGCTGAAAAAGCCAAGCTGGACGCAATGATCCGTGAACAGCAAAACCAGATGAAAATGCAACAGCAACAACTGGAATTGCAACAAGCACAATTTAAGTTGCAACAAGATCAAGAAAGGTTGCAGCTTGAAACTATGACGAAAGAGGCTGAATTTAATCTCAAAGCCCAAGAACTAGAAAGACTTGTTACAAAAGACCAAAGAGATTACGCATTAGACGTTGCAGAGTTTCAAGAAAAAACAGACAGCAAGGAAGTAGAAGTATTAATTGTTGGTAACGAAGACCAAGATTTTGACAGATAGTCATTAACTGTACGCGACAGTATCGCGCTACTAAAAATCCGAGGGGATCAAAACCATGAGTGAACAAGAAGTACAAGCAGATGAAGAGTTGGTAGAAGAAGTTGTTGAAGAACAAGAAGCCGAACTTGAAGAAGAACTGGATACTGCACCAGAAGATACTACGGAGACTGTAGAGCCAAAGGTTGACTACAACAAAGTAATTGCACAAAAAGCCTTTGAAAGTCGTGAGCATAAAAGAGAAGCCGAGTCTTTAAGACAAGAATTGGCGGCTATAAAAGAAAAAGAAGCGATTCTACAAGAACCGATGATTTTACCTGTACCCGATCAGTATGATGATGATTATGCTGAACAAATGGATGCCAGGGACAAATCTATACAAGACAAAGCGCAATATGATGCTGGGATAAAGATACAAGCAGAACAAGCGGAATATCAAAGACAAAAGCAAAATCAAGCGCAGATAAATCAAGTAAATGAAAGAGGCAATCAGTACAAAGAAAACTCAATAAAACTAGGCGTAGACCAGACACAATTAGGTGAAGCAGCAAATATTGTTGCTAATTACGGTATTCGTCAAGATGTAGCTATGGAGTTATTGGCAGAAGAACAAGGCCCATTAATAACATTGTACCTTGCTCAAAACCCACAAGCTTTGGATGCTATTAACACTGCAAACCCTATCTCATTAGGTAATGTGTGGAGTGATATTAAAAATAAAGCCTCTGGATTAGCAAAGAAAACAACGTCAACACCTGACCCTGTAGAAACACAGAAAGGTTCTGGCGTAGCACCTAAAAATAGAGGCCCTTCTGGGGCTACTTATACATAAATAAAGGAAAAGTCACTCATGGCTAATAATTTTAGTAGTAACTTTACGCGGCAATTGGCTCGCGTATTCTTAGAAAAATTCGACAGTGAGCGTGTATTGTCTAAAAACGTAAACACTCAATTGTTGTCAGGTAAATTTAACCCTTCAACTGGTGATAAAGTAGACTTTAAACGTCCTACTGACTATGTTTCAGTACGTACTGCAACTGGTGATGTATCAGGCAAAACTGTTGATCCTATTATCACTGGTAAGGCAACGGGTACTGTACAACCGTACTTTACTTCTTTTGTTGATTACGATGAAGCTGACGAAGCGTTAAAAATGGATCAGTTAGACCAATTGCTTGCACCTATGGCAACACGTTTAAAAACTGATTTTGAATTAGACTTTGCTGACTTTATGATGAAAAATACTGGCCTTGTTGCTGGTGTTGTTGGTACAGGTGTTTCAAAATGGGATCATATAGCAGAAGCAGGTAGTTTACTTGCCTCTACTGGTATTCCTCAAGATGGCGGTTGGTGCTATGCGGTTAATCCGTACACACAACGTGCATTAGCTTCTGAGCAGCGTTCTTTAGGTGTAAACCCTGAAGTAGCTTCTGCAAACTCAAGAGCTACTATTGCTGAAAACTTTGCTGGTATGAAAGTTATGTCAGCTACAACATTGTCAACTTACACAACTGGTGCTGGTGCTGATCGTGTAGGCGCAATTGTTAGTAACGCTCCAACACCAACGTACTCTGCTGCTAGAGACACAATGACGCAATCAATTCAAGTCACTGGTTTCCAAGCAAACTTACTTGTTGCTGCTGGTGAAACTCTAACTGTTACAGGTCGTAACCGTTTAAACCTTTCAACACGTAAGGTTATTCTTGATGAAACAGGTGCTACTATTTTGTTCTCAGGAACAGTAACACAAGCAGCCACGCTAAACGGTTCTGGTGTTGGTACTTTAGTAATTACCGGCCCTGCTATCTTTGAAGCAACAGGTGCATATAACACTGTTGATTCTGCATTGGCGATTGGTGATGTTGTAACACTAGGTGGGGCAGCTTCTAAAGTTATCCAGCCTAATATGTTCTGGAACAAGCAAGCGTTCTCAGTAGGTTCAGTACCTATTAAGAAACTTTACAGCACTGATACTGTTGCAACCACAGAAGATGGTTTGCAATTCCGTATTAGTCGCGGTTCTTCATTCTTAGCCAACGAGCAAAAGGTACGTATTGATTTCCGTCCTGCTTACGGTGTGATGAACCCGTTCTTTGCTGGTCAAGGTTTCGGTAGAGCTTAAATAGATTGGGGTAGCTTCGGCTGCCCCTTTTTTTATTAAAAGGATATCAATATGGACACTAAGAAAAGCAAAACAAAAGCAAAAAAAAAAGAAATACGAGATATTGACGGTTTGTTTTTAATGGTAAAGCCAGATGGTGGCGAGTTAAAAGTAAATCCTGATAGCGTAGAGCATGCCTTATCAATCGGATGGAAACATACATAATGGCAACAGTAGCACAAGTAGCTAAAGCATCTTTGCAACGTATATTGGTGCAAGCAAGTGAGGCTGCACTTGAGCCGGACGAGTATCAAGATTTTATCTTTGCTATGAATAATTACATGCTTTCCCTTGATGCAAACGGAATAAGCCTTGGTTATACAGAAGTTAATAACCTGGCTGATAAAGTCACTATTCCTACAGGTGCTTTACGTGGATTAATAGCTAATATGGCTATAGAAGTTTCACCTGATTATAACGGCACAATTAGCCAAGGATTGGTGCTGGCAGCTTCGGAAGGTTTAAAGGTTATGCGTTTAATAGGTCAAACAATACCTACAACCGCGCTACCTCCTACGCTACCTACTGGTTCAGGTAACGATACAGACGGTGGTGGTTTAACCGCAAATTACTACCCGTATTTAGAAAGCCAAATATTAGCAGAAACAACAGGTGCAATAGGCTTAGAAAGCAACACGAATAAAACTACATAGGTGATATGAATGTCTAACAGAGCAAACGGGCGTAAAAAAAGTCTATTCCCAGCACAAACATCGGTACTTACTAACGCAAGTATGGATTACTTTGTTAATGGTGTTAACTATAAAATACCTTACACAAACTTTGTATCGGGACTGGGTGTTACTGGCACTATCGTACAAGAAGGTGCTGTAAGTGGTACGCCTGTTTTAGACAAGCAAAACACTGTTAACAATATTAGAAACCTAGAAGCTGGCGCTGGTATTTATACTGCTGTTTCATCAGAAAACGGTATTACTATTAAGCATAACTTTACACAAGACACCACTGGCTCACCTGTTTTAATTAATCCAACTAACGCAAGCCCTGCTATTGCATCGATTGTGGCGGGTAGTGGGATATCGGTTACAGCTTCTAGTAATGCAATTACTATTGCTACAACTGGCGTAGCTAAAGCAAGTGATATTGTTATTGTTAGCGTATTAGCTGACTTACCTTCTGCTGTTGCAGGTGCTATCACTTTACTAGCTAATACAGAATATCAATTAATTCAAGATATCAATATTGCTGCTAACAGAATAGTAATGGGTGACAACTGTATTTTAGCGGGTTTAGATCAAGGGTTAACTAGTCTGACTTACAGCGGCACAAGCGACATGATAACTTCCGCAGACAAGACATGCACAGTGAAAAACTTAACCTTAAGTTGTGTCAATGCAAGAGCATTTAAAATAACAGATACATCAGCCAAGACATTTAACCTTAACAGCGTGACTATTGCCACTTGTAATAAGATTGGATTATTTACATCAACTGCCAGCACTTATTTATTACAAAACTTTAACAGCTTAATTACAGCGGCAGATGGTATGGCGTTTGCAGGTGTGTTTGATAGATTTGCTCATACTTATTCAACGGTTAATATGACAGCAGGCTCGGTCTACGATCTTGGTACTGCTTCCTTTAAATCTTTTCTTTCTGACAGTATTGTTTCAACATTAGCCTCTAACTCATTTTTTGTTAAAGGTGCTGCATCAAGCGCTAATATAGCGACAGGTCAATTAGGTAGTGTTAAGTCACCTTTTTTACTTGGCGGGGCAGCTAGTGCTGCTTTAAGTAATGTTTTACCTACAGATAAATCGTGGGAGTTTACAGGTGGTAACACCATTGCTGATACTAGAACTTCAAGCCTAGCAACACTACAAGGCAACTCTGCTGCAACAGTTATTGCGACAGCCGGAACACCTGTTTTAATTGCTGGTGTATGGGTAGCAGGTGTCTCTTCACAAATGACAGCTACCACAAGCGGCAGGATCACGTATAACGGCTCCAAAGGCATTACCGCAACCATTGCAGGTCAAGTGTCTGTTGAGCCTGTCTCTGGATCTGTAATTAATCTTTTTGTGCAACTAGCTCTCAACGGTACTGTTGTTGCGGCTTCCAAGGTAACAGGCAACGCTACAAGTGGTAAAAAAACCAGTATTACATTGTCTTATGCTCAAGCTCTTGTATCAACAGATTATATTGAACTTTATGTCAGTAACGTGGACTCAACCGTTAATTTACTTGTATCAAGCGCTATATTGAGGGCTAGTTAATGGCTGTTGCAATACTACCTATTGCCAATGGTTTTTATGTAAGCGATAGCTTGCCTATATCGGCGCAGGAATGTACCAACTTTTACCCAAACATTGTGCAAGCACCAGCTTTGTCACCAGAAACCCTGTTCGGTACACCTGGAACAATTCAACTTGCTACTAGCGGTACAGTGTTAGAGCAGAATAGGGGCAGCCATACAATGGATGGTATACCTTATTTTATTAATGGTGATGCTGTATACCGTTTAAACACAGACAATACACTGAGTAATTTAGGTGAAATAAGTGGATCAGGCCGAGTGTCTTTAGCTGATAACGGCACACAGCTAATGATATTGATACCTGGTGGGGACGGTTATATTTTGACTGACAATCCACCTGTTTTAACTAAAATTAAAGATACAGACTTTACGGCTAATGGCGCGCCTCAACAGGTTGTGTTTATAGATGGTTATTTTGCTATTACCACTAACACGAAAAAGTTTATTGTGTCTGCATTAAACAACGGCCTAGCTTATAACGCTTTAGACTTTGGAACAGCAGAAGCCGATCCAGATGATATTGTTGCTCCAATAGTATTTAACAATCAGTTATTTATTGGCGGTAGCGAAACAACAGAAGCCTTTCAAAACATTGGCGGTGCTGATTTTCCATTCCAGCGTTCTGGTTTGTTTTTAAGTAAAGGTATAAAAGCTCCATTCTCAGTGGTTGGCGCTAACGATACTTTTATGTTTATTGGTGGCGGAGAAAATGAAGCTCCAGCAATATGGGCGTTTGAGGGTAACAACTACGTTAAAGTGTCCACAACCGCTATTGATTCTATTTTATCTACAGCTACTAATGAAGAAATTACTAACGCTTTTGCCTGGTCTTACGCTAAAAAAGGTGCATATTTTGTAGGCTTTTCTATTCCGTCTACCACCTTGGTCTTTGATGTTATTAGCGGTAAATGGCATGAAAGAAAGTCAAATGTAAACGGCGATACTATTCGGTCCCGTATTAACTCAGTTACTTCTGCTTATGGCTTGGCGCTAGTAGGTGATTCTCAGGATGGTCGCATAGGTTCTTTAGATAACAATGTTTACACTGAATATGACAACGCTATTATTAGGCGTGTTGCTTCTCAACCGTTTCAAAACAATATGCAATCATTTACCGTTCCAAGCATCGAGCTAACAATGGAAGCGGGGATGGGTAATAAAGAAGCTGCTGATCCACAAGTAATGATGGATAGGAGTGTAGACGGCGGCAAAACCTTTAGAGATGAACGCGCTAGAAGTATTGGCAAAATAGGCGAATATAACAAGCGGTCTATATGGCGAAGAAATGGGCGTGTTGCACGCTTTGAGGTTTTTCGTTTTACATTTTCCGAGCCTGTCAAACCCGTTATTATTCAGTTAACAGCGGATATCTTGTAATGAGATTAAACGCTTTACAACCTATTACTAATGACAGCGGTGAAATGGAACAGACATTTAGAAGCTGGGCTTTAGAAGTGTCCAACAGTTTACCTATTATTGGTAAAGGCTCTCCAGAAGGCGTTTTAGAGGCTCCCCAATACAGCTTGTATATTGACGAAACAACGCCATTAAGTCCTGTTCAATACAGAAAAATGCTAGCTGCTATTGCTAGTAACAGAACAAAAGGGTGGGCTGTAGTTTGATTGCAGAGCGTACTTATGATGTTGATTTAATTATGTCGGTTGCTGCTATGCCAGAATTTTTTAGCACAGTAGAAGATGGAATGACATTAGACCGTTATAAGCCTGACATGAACTCAGCTTGGATCGTAGTCAGTGATAACGATGAAGTTATAGGGTTAGCTCAGTTAGTCCCGTTAAATTCCATTGTATTAGAACTACATCCACAAGTATTTAAAAAACATAGGGCAAAATACAATAAAGCATTTTTTTATGAATTGTATAAATGGATCTTAATTAATGCAACACAGTATCAAAAAGTAAACGCAACAATGCCCGTTATTTATAAACATTTAAAAAGGTTTGCTATGTCAGTCGGTTTTACTTTGGAAGGTGTAGATCGTCAAAGTCATATAAAAAATGGTGACATTGTAGATCAATGGATTTTTGGTATTACAAAAAAAGAATTAAAAAAGGTGATCGCATGAGTAAAGTTGTAGATAGCGTATTTGGTGGTAACGAAGGTGATAACCAGAAGAAAGAAAATAAAAGGTCAAAAGCCTATACCGTAAACCAAGGTAAAAGAGCGCGTGAAGATTTAATGATTTTAAACCCTGTTGCTGATGCAAACCGTAACATGGGATTTGAAAAAGCATTAGATATTTTTGGTCAAGCATATCCACAGCAAATGTCGGCTTTTCAACAAGGTAATGCAGGGGCGCAGCAAGCCTTAATTAATGGCATGAGTCAATATCAAGATGCAATTATGGGCCGTCCTTTAGATATGAGCCAGTCACGTGTAAGAAGAATAAACACGGATCCTAGTTACATGTATCAAAAATTACCAGAATTTATTAAAACACCTGATGTTGGCTTAAGGGTGGATGAATATGACAATTTTGTATCTATTGAAGATCGAATTAACCCACCAATTGTTGAAGAAGAGGTAATTTTATAATGACATCCTATGCAATTGGCAGACAGCCAGACGGATCGATGTTTACTAAAGAGCAAGCTATAGCAATGGACAGGAATAGCCCGTTTGGGGGAGGACCTAGAACTGGACCAGGTATAACGGGGCTTATTGATGGCCCTTATCAACCAATAAACAATAGATTAGCTGGTAATATAAATCCCAATTTTATTGATGGCAATAAATTTTCTGGCTTACCTAACTCTCTTCCTAGAACTGGATCAGGTATAACGGGGTTTATTGATGAGACTGGGATGAAGGAACATCAAGATCGAGTCCGTATGGGACAAGCTCCACAAACGGCTCCCGCTGTGTCTGCGCAATCCTTATATGACACTATTGGGCGGCAAGGTGAGCAAGAAGGTTTAGATTACTGGAATAATGAGATTGCTACACGTGGTATTGATGCCGTTAAAAACTCTTTTGCAGCAGCAGGAGCCGATACTGCCAATATTGCTACAGCAGTTAATAGTGGTTTTTACGATACAGGCTATCAAACAGGTGATGCTGCTTATCAACAAGGTAACGCTATTAATCTAAGTGACTATGCTAAAAACATAGGCGCTAACAACAATGCTGTTAATCGTAGTTACAATTCTTACGACACTCGTAACAACACTATAGAGGAAGAGTTGGCGTTAGACCCAAACGTAGTTAACACTGCACCGCTTCCTCAACAAAGCGGACCACCTACAGGGTTAATTGGTTCAGAAGATGCTCTACGTAGAGGCTTAATAGGTGGTGTTGCAGGAATAACAGAAGGTGTTAACACTGGTCGCGCAGACATTAACACAGGTATAGATCTGTTTAATAACTATGCGAACCAAGGTAACGCAGCTTTGAATTTAATGGGCGCACAATCAGGCGCACAAGGACGAACAGCACAACAAACAGCATTTGATAACTTTGTAACTTCTCCAGAACAAAAATATTTACAAGAACAAGGTGAAAGGGCAGTTATGCGTAACCAAGCTGCTATTGGCGGTTTAGGTGGCGGTAATGTTCAGCAAGAATTACAACGTCAAGCTATGGGTTTAGCGCAACAAGATTTTGCTAATCAATATAATCGTCTTGGAGGGTTATCTGATCTTGGTATGCAAGGTTCAGGCGTTCAAGCTAACCTACAAAATGCACTAGGAGATATGGCTTATGGCGGCGGTCTTAATGCTGGAAACATGGCTTATGGAACAGGTAATAATTTAGCATCAGGCAGGACAAGAGCAGGCGAACAAATAGCCGGAAATCTTGAAAGAACAACAAGCGCATTAAGCACGTTGTACAACCAGCAAGGTGCAGGGATGGCAGATATGATTGGTCAGCAAAGCGGCAATCTTGCTGACATTGTTCAAAACGCTGCTCAAACAATGGGATTAAGTCAACAACAATTGGCGCAGTTAACGTCTGCTATTGAAACAGGTATGGCTACTCAAATAGCAGGTCTACCTAGTGTTCCGGCAAATTCTAGTGGTATAGGCAACGCCGCTAAACTTGCAGGCGCTGTAGGAACAGCAGCCAGTGGTTATGCTGCTGTTGCTGCACTGTAATGGCTCAAGAAGCTATGAAACTAAACCCTGAAGCAGTTGTAATGGGCGCAGAAGGCTACTTGAAAGTTAAATATTCGGAGTTAACATAATGGCTTATCAAAGTCCTGAAAACGCACAAAAACTTAGAGATATACCGCAAGTAGCAAACTATACGGCAACTAATAACGCGCCACCTATGAGCCAAGAGGTGGTTCAAAGTTTAGCTGGCGCTACACCTAATACTAACTTATCACCTGCAGAAGGCGGTAATAATGTGCCGCAAGCATCAAGCGCTTCTGCACAAGCTGATAAAGGAATGAACTGGGGAGCTATTGGTGAAGCCTTAAGAGGCTTTGGCGCTGGGTACGAAGGCAGAGGTAACGAATTTGTAGCTGGTTTAGACAAACGAAGAGAAAGTTTAGATAAGTCTCGTCAACAAGCCATGCTAAAAGACTTAACCACAGTAAACGGTCTTTTGAGCAAAGGCCTTTATATGGAGGCTGAAAAACTAGCGGTTGATAGAGTGGGCGCAATTGAAAAGTTTGGTGGTGATACGAGCCACACGCGGCAGTTATTAGATTTGCTACGTAACGGTGAGTATGACAAAGCACAAGCAATAGTTGGTAATGAAATGGAGTCTGCTTATACGATGGGGCTTATTGATAGACCAGAAAAGCCTGCTGCAGTAAAAACAATAAAAATATTTAACGAAGCAACAGGTAAAAATGAAATAAGAGTAATGGAGTCCAATGGACAATTAGGGGGGTTTGTAGGGCAAGCTCCAGTAACAAAACCTACATCAATAGTTAACGTAGGTGCGGGTGAAAAGTCAGAACAAAAAGAAATGGGGAAAAGGCTAGCGACAGACTTTTACGAAACTCAAAACAAAGGTGAAGTAGGAAGAGACATGCTGTTTAGCCTCGATAAACTTGCGGCAATGGACAATATAGATACAGGCGCACTAACACCGTTAAGGCTATCTTTGGGGCAGTTAGCTAATGCGGTAAATATACCTGATGAGACTATAGAAAAATATCTAAATATTGATATTTCACAAGGTCAAATCTTTATCGCAGAAACGGCAAGCATGGTATTAAAAATCATGGCTACTCAAAAAGGCCCACAAACCAATGAAGATAGGATCCAGATACAAAAGACTATTGAAGATCTTGGTAACACGCCACAAGCAAACAGGTTTATTAATAACTCTGCTAGAGCAATTGCTAGGCGTGACGTTGATCGTGCAGAATTTGAACAAGAGCA